TTCTATTCTAGCTAGATCATATCTACCGTCATGGAAACCTTTATATACATTAATATAGTCAATAAGAAATCCGGGGTCTTGATTAATTTTAGTTTCTAATTCTTTAGCTCTACCTTCTAATTGAAGTTGTGCGAGAGCTTTACCTTCATTTTCTAGTTCTTTCTTAATACGTTCTTGATCTTTTTCAATTAATTTATTAATAAACTTTTGTTTCCAAAGACCTAATCTACCACCAGCTATACCTTCATGTTTATAAGCATACCAAGCATCAATAACATCACTAATATATCTTTTCTCTTCCTTTACTCCTTCCTGATAAGTTTTATATATCTGTTGACCATCTGCTGTAAACTGACCGGGCATGGGAACTTTCATTCCTGCTTCAGCTCTTGGTCTATATGAACCTTCGTAATCAAGAAGAAGTTGATTCATATTATCTATTAATTCTACTTCCCTTTCATATGAACCATCAGGACCACGGAATAATTCATAAGCATCTGAATGGGATCCTTCCTTTTGTAGCTTACCAGCAAAATCATTTGAGGCAGCTCTATTTTCTAATAGAGGATTTTTTGCTTGAATTTCTGCTCGTATATCTTTATCAAAGTCACCTTTATTAGGATAGTGAGCCCACTTTACTTTACCAACAGTCTCTTGTTGAGCTACTAATTTATTAGCATGTTCATAATAATTACTCCAATATTCAGCAAATTCTTCTAGTTCAGGCTTAGCTTCTTTTCCTGCTTTAAGTGCTGCTAGAAATTCTTTTGGTCTATTCTCGTCTCTCTTATGTAGGTGGTTATATGTTTTAATTAAAAAATTAAAGTGAGCATTTAAACCTTTTTGTGTTTCATCTATATTAGCATTAACTGATTTAGTCATATCAGCTGCTGCATCTTCATCTTGATAGTTACTAGATACCGAGGCGGTGGGAAGGGTATCTAGTTTATACATCAAGGCTAGGTTAGTATC